ACGTACAACGTCACCCGCCACGGCCCGGGCTCCTCCGCGCGGATGGCCGAGGAGCACCGGGACAAGCTCGAATATAAGGCCTTTGTCAGGCGGATCAGTCGGGCCCGGATGTCCGCGGCGGGCAACCCGGTCGACCTCTACGCCCGGGACGTGGTCGCGGGCCGGATCCCCGCCGGGCGCCTCCACCGGCTCGCCGCCGAGCGCCATATTCGAGACCGCGCGGCCGAGGCGCTCGGCACCTTCGAGTACCGTTTCGACTTCGAGCACGCGGCGCGGATCCGGTCGTTTGCCCGCCAATTGAAGCACTACAAAGGAGAATGGGCGGGGAAACCGGTTATTTTGCGCCCGTTTCAAGTCTTCCGATTGTGCTCGGTCTTCGGATGGGTACACCGGTCGACCGGCCTCCGGCGCTTCCGGATCGCCTACAACGAGCTCCCCCGGAAAAATGGCAAGTCACTCGAGGCGGCGATCGTCGTCCTGTATGCCACGTTCTTTGACGGCGAGCCCGGCGCCGAGGGATTTTGCCTGGCCACGAAGCGGGAGCAGGCCCGGATCGTCTTCAACGATGCGCGCGCCCTGGTCCTGAGCTCAGGTCTGCGGGCGGTGATCCTCCCGCTCACCCATACCCTGTCGAACCTCGACACGGCCTCAAAGCTCGAGCCGATCTCGGCGGACTCCAAAACCCTCGACGGCCTCAATGCCCAGGTCGCCGTTACCGACGAATTCCACGCCCACCCCGATCGGCGCCTGGTCGACGTCGTCGAGACGTCCATGGGCGCCAGGCGCCAACCGATCCATTGGCAGATCACGACGGCCGGCGATTCGATGCAATCCCCCTGCGGGGATCAGCATATGTACGCGATCGAGGTCCTCGAGCAACGGGTCACCGATGACACCTTTTTTGCCTTCATCGCCGCGGCGGACGAGGGGGATGATTGGACCGATCCGGCGACCTGGGCGAAAGCCAACCCCAATTTTGGGATCTCCCTGTATCCCGACTATTTCCGGGCGCTCGTCACCAAGGCCCTCGCGATTCCGGGCGCGGCGGCCGAGTTCAAGCAAAAACACCTCAACCAGTGGATCAACGCGGGGACGCCCTGGCTCTCGATCGACCACTACAAAAAAGGCCAAACCGCCTGGTCCTTCGATGACATGCGCGGCCAGGTCTGTTATATCGGGATCGACCTCGCCTCAAAGCTCGACCTCATGGCGGCGGCCGCGGTCTTCCCCCCGACCCCGGAGCGGCGATCGTGGCGGGCCTGGGTCTGGGCCTGGGTCCCGGACGAGGCGATCCGGGAGCGCGCCCGGCGGGACCGGACCCCGTACGACACGTGGGCCGAGCTCGGCGAGCTCGAGACGGTCCCGGGCCCCCGCCTGAGCTATCGCCCCGTCCGGGCCCTCATCAATCAGATCAAAACCACGGTCACGATCGAGAAGATCGCGATCGACCCCTGGCACGCCTCCGAAATCACCGAGGACCTCATCGCGATCGACGGGTTTCCGGCAGAGTCCGTCGTCGAGGTCCCGCAAACGTACGCCGGGATCTCGGCGGCTGCGCTAGAATGCGAGGCGGCAATTGTCGAGGCGCTCCTCGACTGCGCGGGTCGGGTCGTCGTCGAGATGGCGGTCGGGAATGCCGTGGTGCAACGGGACGGGAAAGGAAATCTATTTCCAGTGAAAAACCGATCTCGAGGTCGAATCGATCCCCTGATGGCGGTGATCATCGGGATCGCCGCCGCGCTCCGGGCGCCCCGCCCGACCTTGTCCGTCTATGCCACCCGCCCGGCCTTCGTACTTTAGGACGGCGCTCCGGCGGGCGGCGACCTCGACGGTCCAATTTCTCGCCACGTACGCCGACTGGGATGATTTTTGGTTTCAAAAGGCCGGCCTCGGGTCGTCGGCCGGCGGGCCGGCCCTCGGCGGCGGGGTCTCTCCCCAAACCGCGCTCCGGCTCTCGGCGGTCTGGGCGTGTATCGGCCTTCTAACCGAGGGCCTGGCCGGCCTCCCGCTGATTTTTTATAAGCGCCTCGAGAATGGAGGCAAAGAGCGCGCCACGACCCACGCGCTCTATTGGCTCCTCCACAACCAGCCCAACCCCTGGCAGACACACTTCGAATTCGAGGAGATGGCTTTCGCCCACGTGCTCCTCCGGGGCAACTTTTACGCCCAATTGGTCGAGGACCCGGCGAGCGGCGAGATCCGGCGAATGGTTCCCCTCCACCCGGACCGCATGGAGGTCACCCTCAACGCCCAGACGCAAGAGCTCGATTATCACTACTCACCCCTGCAGGGCGAGAAGTACACGATCCCAGCCCGGCTCATGCACCACCGGCGCGGGCGGACCTTCGATGGGTATATCGGGATCTCGGCGATCGAGTACGGCGCGCGGGTCTTTGGGATGGCCCAGGCCGATGCCGCCTACGCCGAAACCTTTTTCAGCGGCGCCGGGGTCCCGCCCGTCGTCCTGAAAACCCCGAAACTCCTGGGCCCGGCCGGCCAAGAGAACCTCCGGACCTCCCTCGACATGTACCGCCGGGGCGGGAAGTTCCTGATCCTCGAAGAGGGGATGGACGCGGCCGCCCTGGGGGTGAGTCCCAAGGATGTGCAACTGCTCGAGATCCGGCAGTTCGATATCGAAGAGATCGCGCGGATCTTTAACGTCCCGCTGCAAAAGCTCAAAGTCAACAAGCCCGGCACGGTCTCGTATGCCTCGGCCGAGATGTTTGATCTTGAATTCGTGATGCACTCGATCCGGCCCTGGGCGGTCCGATTCGAGCAGTCGATCTGGCGGGATCTCCTGAGCGATCGGGAGCAGGCCCGGTATACGGCCGAGTACCTCCTTGACGCCTTCCTCCGCGGCGATTCGGCGGCCCGGTCCAACTACTACGCCCGCGCGCTTAATCCGGCCAGTGGATGGATGAGTAAAAACGAGGTCCGGCTCCGGGAGAACCTCAACCCGCTCGAGGGCCACGACGATCTCCCCGAGCCCGCCGCGGCGCCCGTGTTCGGCCGGCCGGCGCCGGCGGCCGAGCCCGACCCCGGCGAGCGCGATCGGGAGCTCGAGGACGACGAGCGCGACCCGCGCGGGCGGCCCCGCGGCCAGGCGATCATCCGGGAGGCGGCCGCCCGGATCCAGCGGCGCGAGCTCGCCCACGTCCGGCGCGCCGCGGCCACCTGCGCGAACAACCCGGCGGCCTGGGCGACCTGGCTCCGCGGGTTCTATCTCGAGGCCGGCGCCGAGTATCAACGCTGCCTCTCAGAGTCCCTCTGTGTCACCCCGGCCGATGGGGCGTGCCTGGCGGCCCTCCGGCATGCCACGATCGCTCAGGACGGCGGCCTGGCCACGCTCGAGGCCTCGGCCGAGGCGGACATCACCGCCCTCGCGGCCGCGGCCCTGGCCTATCCCCTCGACGAGGAGATCGCTGTATGACTGAGTACCGGCGGATCATGGCCGCGGCCCGCGAGCAACCGTGGGCGCTCGAGCCGGAGGCCTTCGCGGCGCTTCGAGATTTCCTCCTCGCCAAGGCGGCCGGCGAGGAGCCCCCCGGGCGCGCGGCGGTGATCGAGGCGCTCGAGGCCCGCGGCGACCGGCGGCCGGCGGCCGAGCTCCGGGCCGAGCCGACAGCGGACGGGGTCGAGAATACCCTCGTCGTCCCCGTGTTCGGGGTCATTGCCCACCGTATGAATCTCTTTACGGAAATCAGCGGCGGGACCTCGACCGAGGCGCTCGGGAAAACCCTCCGCGCGGCCGGCGCCGATCGCACGGTCGATCGGATCGTGCTCGACGTCAACTCCCCCGGCGGCGGGGTCTACGGGGTCCCCGAGCTCGCCCAGATCGTCCGGGAGGTCGCGGCCGCCAAGCCCGTGATCGCGGTCGTGAACGCGACCATGGCCTCGGCCGCCTACTGGATCGGCGCGGCGGCGACCGAGATCGTCATTACGCCGTCGGGCCAGGCGGGATCGATCGGGGTCTTTGCGGTCCACGAAAACCGGGCCAAGCAACTCGAGCAGGCCGGGATCGAGGTCGAGGTCGTCGCCTTCGGTCGGTATAAGGCCGAGTC